AACGCCTAAATTTTTAAGTTTCTTTAAGATTGGCATTAACTGACTATACGTATATTTAAGCGTTAAACTCAATCTTTGAAGGTCGTAACCCTCTACGCTATAAATAAGGTCGTATACTCTTTGCTCTTGCTCTTGTGCGGTGCCGTTTTGCAGTTGCTTAACGTAACCCTGTGCTTTTATTTCTTTCATTGTATTTGTGTATAGTAGTTAGATTGTATTTTTTGCATCCATATCATGAATGCTAGTTTGTCGTTTGGCTTCCAGTCCGGTGGAATGTGGTTTATGCTTAGTTGCATGATAGGTTTTTTTCAATTATCTCATCCAGCCTTTGAATTTCAGTAAAATATAAGTCTATCGGGTAAATATCATCGACTGCGCGTATAGCGTTTTTAACCGTTGCCGGAGATTGGCTACCTACTTCGTGATATTGACCTAGTGAACCGATGCGTTCTAGCGTGTAGTTAGTGTATTTTTTGCAAAAATAAAAAAATATTTGTCGCGGTCTTACAAATTGTACTGCCTTTGACTTTTTAAAAAGTATGCTCGGATTTATGTTAAACTCCTCGCACACCCTATTTATAATAATGACGTGATTGTTGTACATTGTTTTGTTTTAGATTGTTACTATGGTGCAAATATACACTATTATATTACTTGTGCAACTATTTTGCAAAAAAAAACCACTTAAATAAATAAGTGGTTTAAATTTTATTGGTTACCAATTCACCCGAAAGCAAACCAATAACCCTTTGTACTTAGGAACTACAAAAGTAAGCAATAATATTACATATGCAACTATTTTTGTAAACTAAAATATATGCGTAAGCTTTGCTACTTGACCCTGTGTTTCGTGATGTAGAAACCCTACAACCGCTTTAGGTGCGTGCTGGTAGCCGTTGCGATGATGCCAGCCGTCCGTGCCGCTTGGGCTGCGTAGCGTTTCTATGCACACGCTAAACACGTCTTTTGCACTTGTGTGGTGTATATGGTGTCCGTAAACATAACGGTGCTTACAGGCGTGCCAAAACTCGCTCGCTTCTTCTGCCATTAATCCGTGCAATTTGTCAACTTTCGCGCTATCCATGTGCGTTGTGCCTATAAGGTTATTTCCGTAAACGGTGTATTTTCGATGCCGCATATCATTATCAAATGTAACCTGCTTGCAGTTGTGAAACCAACTTGAAACACTATCTAGTAACATAAAACCGTGCGTAAAATCGTGGTTACTTGGATTATAAACCACCTCAACATCTGCAATCGTTAGCAGCGTTTCTATAATTTCCACTAGCAATTTCTTAGCCATTATAAAGTTGTCATACCACATACCGTCGGTATCCTGATGCGTGCCGCTTGTAGTGGTAGCGCGTGCGTTGTCTACGTGCAAAATGTCATTGCCAGCAATAAATAAAACTTTGTTAATATGATAGCCGCTAGCCTTTTGTATAATGCCTTTTAAGCCCTCTCTAACGCGTTGTACGGCTATTTGTGAGTTATACGTTTCTCCTGTTTCAAAACTACTGCAAATCTTACCTATATGAATATCCGCTGCGTCAAATACTAAGCAATGATTTTCTGTTGATTTTTCACGCGTAAACTTTGGGTAAACAAAAGCGTATTGTTTTGCTTCTTTTATGAATGATTCATGCAGCTCTTTTACGTGCTGCATTTCTTGTTTGATTTCTGGCTTAATAAAGAGGGGATTTGTTACCCTTACGCTTTCCTGTTTAGTCTTTAGCCAAAGCATAGGCGCAGTTGTTGGGTCTGCGCCTACATTTGCACACGCTTCTACAACGCCTTTGTTTTTAATCTCTAGATATAGTCTTTCTTTTCGGCTGTTTAGGTAGTATCTTGGGTTTCCGTTGCCTGTATAAGGCTTTAACGCAAGCCCTAAAGCGAGCGCAAACTCGTTTGTTAATCTGACTTTCATGGTGTTTTGTTTTGTTTCTGTAAAAGTAAACTAAAAAACTTTACCGAAAAAAAGATAATATTTTCCAGCCTTTTAAGTGATTGTGTACAATAAAAACCAAAGCGGCTACCACAATAAGTATCCACCAGGGGAAACCTTTTTTAATTTCTACGTCTTTACTTTTGGCTTTTACCTCAACGCTTGCCGTTGTTACCGTTTTATCTGCGATTTGCTGCGTTATCTCTTGCTTTGTGTCTGTTTGTGTGTCTGCTATCTTTGCAGCCGTTTTAACGTGCTTAAAATTAGTAAAGGTGGTTTTATTACCTTGCTTTGTAATTGTTGCGGGTTGGCTTACGTCTGCAACCTCCCCTGTAAAGTCGTCATTTGTTTGTTTATCTACTTGCAGAACCTTTAATACCTCTTTTGTTTTGGTTTGAATGTCTTTTGCAACCTCCATTTCTGTTTCCGTTTCTAGTTTGTCAACGGATTTTTTCTTAGAGCCGCATGAAATTAAAAGTGCTGCGAATATTATTAGTGTAATTTTTTTTACCATCTTGCTTTTTTTAGTCGTACATCATAGTGTACAAAAGTAGGATATAAACCTACACCGCCTTGTAACATTGCTTTGTCCATTATTAATATTTCTATGGCTTCGTGTACCTTTTTGCTGCTTAATCCTTCCACGCTTATGTCGGCTGCCATTCCTAGCACGTGCTGGCTGTTTTTAACGCCACCTATTGAACGGTTATGCTTTGGGCTGCGATAGCCGCTGTTTATTGTTATAGGCTTGTTTAAATAGTCGCGTAATTCTTGCAGTTGCTCGGCTAGTATTTTGATATTGTGCAAAACTTTTGAAGGCATTAACGCGCCGTCTTTGCTGTCAAATTCTGATTTGCTAAAGTTTCTCGTTAGTTTCATAACTTTTTACACCTTGCTATTTCTTTATTTTGCTTTGAGATGATTGCTTTAGATTCTTTTATAACCGTTTCTAACTGACTGATTATACCTTTTAACTCGGTATTAATAGCAAGTAAGTTTGTCACGTTTTCCTGCATATCTTCAAGTAATTGCTTTTCTACTTCACGAACGGTTTTTAAGTTTTGCAGTTCTACACCTACCGCATTGGCTTCCGCTTCTTTGTTTGTTGATGCTTGTATTTTACGTCCTGTAAACCATGCAGCAACTGCGCTCAATGCTAGGAAAATATTATCCCAGTGGCTCTTAATCAAATCAATCATTTTAAAAATATTATTGGTTACATTTCTACTGCATCGTCTTGCGGTGCTTCTTTTTCGGTTGCTGCTTCCTGCAAGTCTGCTATCTGTTTGGCTGCTTGCGTTGCGCTGGATTCAAGTTCTGCTATTTTTTTGTCCTTAGCTTCTACTTCCGACTTTAAACCTGCGTTATCACTTTGCAAAGTTTCTATTAAAAGCAAGGCATCTATTAATACTTGCTCTAACACATCGCTTAAAGGAAAGCCCTCTTGCAGTCCTATCGCAACGCTCTCGACGTTGTTTTGCTTTTGCGTTAGTACTACACCGTCTTTTAAAACGGTGTCTAAAAAGCCTATGTGTGCGCCCGAAATGGTGCTGTCCTGATTCCAACGTACTAAAAATTCGTAAGGTGTTCTACTTTCTGTAAATTTTGACATAATTTTTATTTTTATTTATGAACTTGTTACTGTTTCGTAAGCGGTCGCACCGCCTATTCTCATTTTGTTTAATGTAGTATTGAAAAATTGAGCGCCTTTTACGTATGCTGGTTCTGTTGCGGTTGTAAATTGACCGCACGATACCGTGCCGCTAAACTTACCGTTCCCTACTACGTCTAGTACTTCTGTTGGAGTGGCATTTCCTATTCCGACGTTGCCCGCGATTTGATTTAAAATTATATTTCTAGTCCCTCCAGAACTAAAAACACCGTTTATGAAAGAACCATTATCGTTCGCGCCTAGTACTATTCTATTATTTCTTGAAGAATTATTATCAAAAATTGATAGTGTTTTGCCAGCACCCCCTTTAGTATTTATATTGCCATCAAACTCTATATTTCCAAATGATAATTCCGTAATTGCACTATTCCCCACCGCACCGCTAGCTGTAAATTTTGCTAGTCTGTTTGTAGTTCCTGTTCCTGCCAAAAGCGTTCCGTTGCTTGCTGTAACCGTACCGCTAGAAATTATATTATCTGAAAATGTTTTAACCCCTGCAACCGTCTGCGAACCTGTAAGCTGCACGCTGTTGTCTGCTGTTACACCCTGCGCTGCTGTCGCTACTTCCGAACTAAATGCAACAGCCTTAAACGCGGTGCCGTCGTGTATGTTTAACCTTGCGTTTTCGTCTAGCATTACAGAGCCTTTAACCGCGTTTGTAATGGTGTTTAATGCTGCCGTAAAGAACTTTTGCATACCGTTTTTAAACAGCGTGTAAGCGTCGCTACGGTTGCTTGTATCTACTCCGTTGCCATAGTTTACTAAGCGGTCTGTAGGATCAAATTCTGTTGCACTTTGTGGCGTGTAATCTGTTCCGTTTACACCTCCCGAATGTTCTCCAAATGAACGCGCAAAAGTTTGACTTCCTGATGCGTGAGATGAATCACCAATCGCGGTTGTACCATTTCCTTCCGCGTGAGATGCAAACCCGCTCGCTGTTGTTGCAAATCCTTCTGCGTGTGATAAATTACCGCTTGCGGTTGTTAAATCTCCTTCAGCGTGTGATGCAAACCCGCTCGCTGTTGTATTATTGCCCTCCGTGTGTGAATTATTACCACTTGCGTTTGTGCCGTTTCCCTCTGCGTGTGAATTATTACCACTTGCGGTTGTTAACTCTCCTTCTGCGTGTGAATAATTGCCGCTTGCTGTTGTAGTAGATCCTTCTGCATGTGATGCTGCACCACTTGCGGTTGTATCGTTTCCTTCCGCGTGCGATTCTGCACCGCTTGCTGTTGTACCATTTCCTTCCGCGTGAGATGCTGCACCGATAGCGGTTGTACCATTTCCTTCCGCGTGAGATGCTGCACCGCTTGCTGTTGTTGACTCGCCCTCTGCGTGTGATGCTGCACCAATCGCGTCTGTATCGTTTCCTTCCGCGTGAGATGATGCACCAATAGCGGTTGTACCATTTCCTTCCGCGTGAGATGATGTGGCAATAGCGGTTGTACCATTTCCTTCCGCGTGAGATGCAAACCCGCTAGCACCTGTGCTTAATCCTGATGCGTGTGAATAATCGCCTATCGCACCTCTTGTTGTGCTTGCGTCTTGTGAAAAACTTAAATCTACTGCATTAAATCCAATGTTTCCATAATTTGCAGGGTTTGAATCTTTAAGCCTGTAACCTGTTTGACCGTTTTCTGTGACTTTTACAAGTTGACCACCCGCTTCTATTGCATCGTCTAAATCCTGCGCCGTTCCTGCGTAACCACCGTTTAAAACGTAGTCGTCCAAAACTGGTATTGCTGGCTTGTTTTTAATAAAGTCATCCTGCGTATCATCATTTTGTAAAAAGTCCGATTGTACGTTTAATTCTGCAAAATCTTCAATATTAGCAAGCTTGTTTTTTTCAGTTGTTGTATAGTCGTTTGCGCTCAATCCCTTCCCAACTTCTTTATCTACTTTCTCAGTAAACAATTCGGTAAAATTAGACTGAACCTTGATAAACGCGGATCTTAGTTTGTCGCCTAGACCGTCATTCGGCTGTGATACGTTAAAATTTTCCTGTGCCATAAGTTAATACCATTGAATTACGTTAGTTTCTCTTTTTACTTCTTCTATTTTATACTCTGGAACTGGGTTTAATTGCAGAAAGTCTTTGAATTGTATAAAAACATTGTTTCCTAATTGATTGTAAAGAGCTGAAAGCCTGTTAATTTCGCTTAAATCCGTTCTTTGCTCTGGTTTTATGATACCATTTTGGCTTATCTGGCTGCTGTTTATAGCTATATAATGCGAACAACTAAAATAAGCAAGCATAAATATGATAAATTTATCATAAAATTGTAGGTAAAGACCGGTTAAAGTGTCGTTTTCTATATCTGTATTTATTTTATTGTACAAATCAACGCCTAAAATTGGCAATATATCGTTTGTTTGTGCAATGACTATAAACGGCTTTAGTGCGTCAGTGTCAATATTACCTGCAAAGCTTGTTAATGCAGGTATGTCATTTTCTGTTAACCATATTTTCATGTTGTTGTGTCTATTTTTGGCTGTCCTAAAAGGCGAACTGCCGTTGGTTTATCATATCCAAAGATTAAGTCTAGCATTGCAATAGCACTTTCGTACGTTGTAGTTCCCGAGCTGTAAGAATTTTGTATTTCTAGCAGCGCTTGCACTCCACCGACTGAACCTTTAAGGCTAGCTTGCGCGTCTAAAGTCTTTTCATCCAGTGAAACGGTATCGCCGTTAATTAATGCGTTATCAACGCTTACCACATTTGCTATATTATCATTATTATCTAGTTCCGTTTCTTCTTTAAAGTCTTTAAACCACGGCTTAATCTGTGAATCTATTAAGTCGGTTATTTGCTTAATTCCGTCTACCCAGTTTTGGCGGCGTGGGTTTATTTTTTTACGGTAAAATATCTTTAAAGCCATTGAATACTCGTCTGCATTATTTGAAAAACCACCGCCTTGATTGTTACCACTAAATAATATATTCGGCATTCCGTGACCCACTTTAATTTTTCGCTCAGCTTCTTCTGTAAAAAATGTTATATTTTCGCTTAGATTGCTAGGCGGTAATTTGTCAAAAGTTACTGATTCCTCAATGCTGTCATTAAACGATACGACTACTTTTGCAGTGTTGTCAGTTCCTGTTACGCGGTCCCTTACCTTTTCGGCTTCTGACCTTGCGAGTTCTGGCGTAGCCTGCCTTCCTTGATTGTAGTTAACTATTATAATATCATGCGCGCTATTTTTAATATAATTGTCCGCATAGTTTCCTACGCCACCTTCAAACTTTGCAAAAGGTATGCAGCTAAAATAATCTGGCACGGCAAAAAACGGCTCTGCAGTTGGTTGTCTTACAAGTAGTATTTCTAAATTTTGACCTTCCGTATATTGACCCGTAAATCTTGGGTATAATTCTGGTCGGTATCTTTGCTTATTATCCCAGTCGTAACTGAACCAATAGCCCTCTACTTCTAAAGTTAATTGATTGTATTTAATACCTAATTTATAAATAGGAATGTACTTTATTTTTAAAGGTGTTTTTGTTTGTTCATCCCAGATAACCTGCACAGAAAAGCCGCCATAAATACCATCGTCTTTGCACGTCAATAATACGTCCTCTGGTGACATATATTGCTTTAGGTTTACATTTCCTACGCCCTCGTCTATTAAGCCTTCTCCGTAC